GCACGACCCCATCCCCCACGCTCTTTTCGATGACCGCCGACCCCGCCCCTTTCGACGTAAATACCCCGTAATAAATGGTGGCCCCGGTCATGTTTAATGGCTGTCCGGTGATGCTATCGGTCACTGGAGCGGTAATAATCTTGGCCGTCCCCTGCATCATTTCCAGGTCTTGATTTTTCTTTGTCATATCTGCCCCTCTAGATTCTTGTCTAATGCGTATTCACCAAGCAGCCTGACGTTTAGGTCATAAATCCCCACCAGCGCCACGCGACCGGCAGCAGTCACAGTCAGCACCATGACGGCCGTACCAAAAGCCTCGGCGCTGGCAATGCCTGCTGGCACAATAAACACAGCGTTATTGTTTATTTCCGTCGCCCCAAACACCTCGCTGCTGGCTATCCCGGCGGCAACCAGCGAAATGATGGTTTGAATATCGGCAGACCCGAACGCCTCGCCGCTGGGCATGCTGCTGGTCCCCAAGGTGATCCCTGTGTTTATAACGGCCGTACCAAACGCTTCCAGGGAATCAACGCTAACAGGCAAGAGGATAAGCGCGCCAGAGTCAACCGAGGCCGCGCCAAACGCCTCGCCACTGGCAATGCTGTTGACCACCAGGGAGACGAGGGCCTGAATGTTGGTCGCCCCAAAGGCCTCGGAGCTGGGGATACTGCTGGCTGCCAGGGAAAGCAGAGAATTAAGCTGAGCAGTGCCAAACGCTTCGCCGCTGGCAATGTCGCCCGCCTCAATAAACACCTGTCCCTGGCTCACAGCGGCCGAGCCAAACACCGTGGCGCTGGCTATCCCGGCGGGCAGCAGCACCACCGCGCCGGGCAAAACAACGGCCGTTTCAAACGCCTCCTGGCTGGCGATTCCATTGGCTACCAGGGTGATAGAAAACCGCATCTCCGCCGCCCCAAAAGCTTCCTGGCTGCTAATTCCAGCAGGTAACAGGGAAACACTCCCAACGGTCATCAAAGCCGCCCCAAAAGCCTCCTGTGGGGCAATGCTGGCCGCAGAAAGGGTCAGATTGCCAGTATCAATTACGGCCGTTTCAAATGCCTCCTGGCTGGCCACCCCGCTGGGCAGCAGCGAGACGAAAGCCTGTAAAACGGCCGTGCCAAATGCTTCCAGGCTGGCAATTCCAGGGGGCAGCAAAACAACAGCGCCGGGGGCAACAACGGCCGTTTCAAAGGCTTCTAGACTGGCAACGCTGGTGGGGAGAATGGTTATTGCCCCGGAATCTACGAGGGCTGCACCAAATGCCTCCTGGCTGGCCACCCCGCTGGGCAGCAGCGAGATCAGGGATTGCAGCACGGCCGTGTCAAACGCCTCGCCACTGGCAAGGCTGCTCGTCACCAGAGAAATAGTGGCCTGCAAGGTCGCCCCTCCAAAGGCTTCCTGCGGGCTAATGCTGGTGACGACAAGGGTCAGGCTGCCAACCTGCACAACGGCCGTTTCAAACGCTTCCAGGCTGGCAATGCCGCTGGGCTGGATGGCGATCGCGCCTTGATCAACAACGGCCGTTTCAAAGGCCTCCAGACTGGTAACCCCGCTAGGCTGGACGGTCACCGCTCCGGGTGCTACCGCGTGACTGCTAAAGCTCTCTGCGCTATCAATGCTGCTGGCTACCAGGGTTTGAGGGCCTGCTAAACCGCCACCGCCAAAGTCGTCGACTGCACCGCTGGACATACCAAGCCCAAGATAGCCAGCGGTGGTGTAGGTGCTGTCGGTTCGACTGCCGAGACTGGTCCAGCCAGAACCGGTATCAACATAGGCCGTTAGCGTGCCGGCCACAATCTCCAACCCGAATTTGTTCCCGGCGACCAGCTCCTGGCTAAAATTGGCACCCAGGACGGTTTCCACCCCATCATCAAATCGCACAATTTGCAACGTATCAGTGCCACTCACCTTGTTAAACTTAAGCGCATATCCATCAAACGAACTGCCGGAGATGTCCCCCAGCAGGGCACACACATACATGCTGCGATTGCTGGACGGCACAGTGGCAATCGTGGTGTACACCTCGCAATCGGCAACGGCGAGAATGGTCGCGTAGTAGCTGATATTCAGTCCAACGGCATTGGCCACGGCCGTGTTGGATGAAACTCTCAACCCCCCCGCGAGATCGGCCCAGCCAGTCATCGGCGGGCCCTCGTTTGATCTGTTGAGGTTGTCGATTATCCCGTTTACAGGAAAGGCCATTTAGTCACCTGTCTGGCAAACCACATATGGACCATCTACTACCAGCAAGCCTAGGCACACCAGCTCGTAGGCACCTGGCGTCAGTATCAAAGGCAAATAAACGGTCGTCGGTGTGGCCGTAGCGGTTTCTGTCGGTGTGGCGGTGGGGGTGCTGGTATCAGTTGGCGCTGGTGTGTCTGTAGGAATGGGGGTGTCTGTAGGCGCAGGGGTATCGGTTGGCGTCAGCGTTGGTGTTGAAGTGGGTGTCTCCGTTGCTGTAGGAGTTTCGGTGGGAGTGGCAGTTGGCGCTGGTTGGAAAGTGGCGGCGAGCCGAGGAACAACCCACTTCTGCCCCCGCTGCTGCACCCAAATGCTGGTTAGCTCCAGGCGCAAAAACGGCGCATAATCCACCACGGCCGTGCCACACAGCAGCGGGTACTTCCACATGCCGCATACTTCGGTGCTGGGCCATTTGACCAGGGTAGCCACTGGCTGCCAGTTCGCCCCGTCCTCGCTGGCTTCAATAACGGCCGTAAAGCTGGTCCCGCCTACCGAAACCAACTCAACCATAAAATCAAGGGTAATCTGTGCCCCGGCTGGTATGCCCAGCGCAGCCAGATCGTACGTTTGCCACATATGCGCGGGTACGCCAGGGTAGCCAAAGCCCTCGTTGCTTACCGGGCCATTTTTGAACATAGCTCCGCCGCCACCGGGGTTTATGGGGTGACTATTCTTGCTGCCACATTTGGACAGAGACACGTGCTCATCGAGTTCCCATTCGGCAGCGTTAGTTGTCTCATTGTCTGTATAGTGGGTCATGGGACAGGTGTCGTTGTTGACACCCATGGCGAACCCATTTCGGATGAGGGAAAGCGTTACGGCCGCTTCTGGCTCAGCGCTGGTCGTCGGCTGGGAGGTAGCAACAACGGCCGCGAAAATCGGCAGCAGCAACAAAACACCAAATCTAAGTCTGTGAACAAGTTGGGAATATGTAACCATGCTGGCATAGTAGACCTACGCCAGCATGGGGTTGTTGGCACTAGAAGAAAGCGCCCTTGGTATGCTCGAAGAAGTTGCGAAAAAGCGTCTCGTTGCTGGTGCTATTCATGATGGCCACCATGGCGCAGTTACCGCTTGCGAACGAGCTGCCGCCATGAAGTGCGCCTATCGTTACACCGACGGCCGTGGGATTATTGATCGATGCCGGAATGCTTGTTGTGTTTTGGCCAGAGCTCCAGCCGTCGCGTGTGCCCAGGAACACCTGGACAAATGTGCCTGGCGAGTAGTTACCAGCACAACAAACCCATTCACCAGCTGGGGCCGGCGTCGTAGCATTTGTGGCAGTTGTGCCATTGCAAACAGTCAGGTTTAAGTTATCACTGGAACCAATCGTGAACAACCAAGCCATGTTGGCAGAGCCGCTAAGGGAGCTGGTTTTTGAAATGAGAGGGAATTGCGTACCAGCGGTTGATTTGTAGAACCAACCTATTACGCTCAGCGATCCCGTGATTTCCAGCCCGGCCTCGCTGGCCCGTGACAGATAAGTGCTAGAACCGTCGAGAGTAAGATAGCGCAGCAGGTTATTGGTGTGCTGCTGAAAGGCAACAGTTCCATTCGTAGACATGTGCCGGGCTTGGCCTGTTAGATCATAAATGAATCCAGGTGCCCACTGATTCATTAACCATACTCCGCGCAGGTTGGGAAAAAGCAGCGGTATGGTGCGCATGGCCATCCACGCCTCAACCACCTGATTCGGCCGCCTGATCTGAGTCCTAAGCTGCGCTACCTCGCGCTCCAGGCGTTGTATGGTTTGCATCATATCGCCGCTCATAGAATTCCCTCCACACGTGCGGATGCTGTCTCCAATCCCCCGCCACTGACAGACACACGAATCATGCGGATGATGGCCGTAATTTGCTGGCCCAGGTGGCTTATGGTGATTTTGTCGCCCAGCCACCAGCCATTACCGCCTAAAGGTGTCAGGGGTGTGGGTATCAGGTCGGCCGTAAAGCGCAGTTGCGCCCGTTTGGCGATTACCTCTGCCGCGGCCGCATCTTGCACCTTGGCCACCGTATTAGCCTGGCTGGCCGCCACATACCCTTCGCGCCGGTTCCACCGGCTGGCGGCAACGGCCGTGGCGTCACTGGCTGACTGCACATTTTGCAAAACCCCCTCACCCTCGCCTCCGGCGTAGACAAAGTTGATCTCGCTATCGCGCAGTGTTTCCATCGTGGCATTAGTGATGTTGCCAAACTGGCTGCCAAAATAAAGCGGGGTATTTTCGTCGAATGAGCGGGCGTTGCGCTGCTGGCCGGTGC